ATCTGTAGCAACATAAATTAAACACTTGTCATAACAATTTGGATTATGAAGTTTTTTCTCCATAAAATAAGTTAGAGTTGAACCAATAGCATCATATAACGCTGTTTGCCCACGAGGAACAAATTGTCTTAGTTCAATTGGTCTAACCTCATTAATATTTAATGACTTAATTAACATTTTTTCTTCGTGGTCAAATAATTTAATAGATACATTTACCTGCTCATTTGGTTTTAAATCTTGCTTAATAACTTCAAGCGAAGAGTTTACTCCACCAATAGTATCTTGCTCTTTACCACACATAGAACCCGAACGATCAATAATTGCAACAACTTCTTGAGTAAATAGTGCCATAATATATTAATGTTATAATGTTAATAATAAATTTAATAAAATATGTAATCAATTTTTTTTGTTTTTAATATTTTGTTTTTAATATTTTTATTAAAAAAAATTATTTTGTTAAAAAAAATTGATTACTAATTTTTAATAATTAATAATCAATATTTACTAAAAAATGCTAAAGCAACAAATGCTAATTGAAAAAACTAATTATGAACCGCATCTTAACATTGAATTGATGACAGGAGCATTTATAGAAAATAAATTTAAAAACATATGTGCGCAAACTATTTGTGATGCTTATGTTAATGAAATTTTAATAATTGAATATTTGAAATATAGACTGGCTAAAGATCCCGAAACATTTACTGATACAACATTTGCTATAGATTTGCCATTTGTTCAAGATTATATTGAACATATAAAACAAGTTAGCATAACTTGTGAAGACATTCCTGTAATAACTTATGTATATAATACATTATTGCGCGAACCAGGAGATAGGGAACTGTGGCCACATGATGAAGCCTCGTTAATCCTCGATAAAATACATTGCTTCTTTGATATTGATGAAAACAAATTAGCAAATGAATTAGTAGAAGTAATAAGTGAAATTTATTATAATACATTGTTTTAAGACATAAAACTAAAAAAATTGATAAAAAATTTGATAAAAAAATTGATAAAAAATTTGAAAATATTTTTTTAATAAAAAATGATTAATGATTATTATGCTCGTGAGGTTTATACTCAATTATTGAAAAATTGCTGTAATTTTATTAACAAAAACTGCTTAGATATTGGAACAAGAAGTGGAGCAAATTGTGAAAATTTAGTAAGAGTTGGTGCATCAAGTGTAGTAGGTATTGATATAGACTCTTCACGCTTTGATGAGATGTGGGTTAATAAAAAAATTACACTTTTAAAGCAAGATTTATTAACAATGGACAATTCTAATAAATTTGATGTAATTACATGCTTTTTATGGAATATGCCTTATTTACAATATACTAATGTAATGAATAAAATTAAAGAACTTCTAAATCCAGATGGTTTAGTGTATATAGGTATTGCTGATCAAATATATAAGTATGATCCACCTAGTCCTTATAGTGTAAATATTGTTGAATTATTACAAAAACATTTTAATAATACAAGAATTTTAGATACTAACTGTTGCCAATGGATAATAGAAGCTAAAAATCCATTTTAATTAAATAAAATGATAACAATTTTTAGAGCAATAATAAAATTTATTTTGTTTTTTAAAAAAATCGTGCTGTAGTTTATATTTTTTATTGCAAATATGACATTTTATATTTGTTAAATTATTAACATAATACATTATATCATCATTTAATACTAATATTTTAAATTTATAATTTGTTGTTCTTAATTTTAAAAACATTACAAAATTAATAGTAATAATATATTTAAATAATGTAATATTATATTTAAATAATGTAATATTATATTTATATAATTTTTATAATGTATTATGTAGCAAATTTTTGTTCTATTTTTTTTATAAACAATTCTAAATTTGTTTTTAATAATGTTGAAGTTGAACACAATGCTTTTAAGGTATTTCTTTTAGATCCTGACTTTTTATCATATATTAAATAATAATTATTAGCATGTGTTTCGTGTTTTTTAATACTAATATATTTTGGCAGCACAATTGAAATTTTTTTATTTTGTGAAATATTAACTACTTGCTCCTCCGTTTTTACAACTTGCTCCTCCGTTTTTACAACTTGCTCCTCCGTTTTTACAACTTGCTCCTCCGTTTTTATAACTTGTGTAGTTTCATTATTTTTCTTAGTTATTTCATATTCTTCTTCAATAATTAACAACATTTTTTTTATTTCTTCTAATTTTTCTAATATACTTATTTTATTTGATTTAGATGATACATATAATTTATTATGTATATTGTGAGGATGTTTTTCTATCTTAAAATATTCTCTATAACATTTATTTTTTTGGTCATAACATTCTTTATAATAATTAACATAAATAGGTATACTAGATTGTTCTATATTAGCAGGTAATTTTACAGCATTATGCTTTCTTTCTCTCTTACATTCTTCTTTTGTTATCATAATATTTGAAATGTCGCTCATTTATATAAAAATATTACATTAAAATATTACAGATTTAGTTAAATATAACCAAAAGAAAATTCCAACAAATGCTTTGGCAGTTAAGTCTAACATATTATATCCTATTAGTTTAATTGCTTCATTTGCGTGATAAAATACGCCATATAAAGACCACAATCCTAAGTATAACCAAAATATTAATTTAGATTGGTATGTTGCTTTTAAACTTGTCATAAATAGTTTCCAAATTGTGCCAAATGTTAAAAATAAGAATATAAAACCCATAAAACTTGCTAAATTTCTATTTAATAAACCTATTTCTCCACTATATCCAAATCCTAACATTAAAAGATTAAAAAATAAAACCAATAAAAATGGCTTAAATCTAACTGGTATTTTATTTTCATAACCTAATAACATAGAAAGTGCTAATAACATAAAAGGAGTAGTGATTACCCAATCGGAATAGCGCATAGTGTTAATTTTTGCTAAAGGCAGTTCATCAACAGAATCACGATTTTCATCTTTTGTTAAGTCATTCTTTTTTAAGTCATTCTTTTTTAAGTCATATTTTTGCGATTTATTTATTTCTTCTATAAATAATCCATAAAAATAACTAGCAATAACAGAAATACATGTTTCTAAATTTAAAATATGACGAACTTGTGGAATAGGACTTCGCAATGCTTCAATAAATGTAATTACTGAAGTAGTAAGTAAAAAAATATATGTAATATAAAAACTACTAATGACCAAAGATGTATTCATAGTAATACTTATATACTTTAAAATATTATATTTTAAAGTAATATAAGTAAAGCATTAAAGTTTTGTTTTAATAAAATAAAACTTTAATTGAAAATAAATAAATTAAGTTATTTAATTCGAGTAAGCTAGACCACCCATACCTGACATAATGCGGAGAACATTGTAGTTAACGGCATAAACGCGAACTTTAGCAGTGCTTACACCCGAAACTGTAGCATTAGATAGAACTAACTGTAAGGTGGCATTGTCAATTCGCGAGAAGTTGCATGTGCCGGATGGCTGGTGTTCTTCTGGTCTTAATGCAAATGAGTAAACATTAATACCAGTGTCTGGCGCGCGAGTGTGGTGCTGGAAAGGCTGAACTAAATCGAAGTATGTGCCTTCACGTTCCGAAAATCTGTCTTGGCCATTTAACTGTAATTTGGCAACAACGACTGGGTTTTCACCCCAGCAATGCATGTCTAAGGCAGTTTCGGCTAGAACAAAGGTTCCTGCATCTGAAACACCGGAGTCACTGCTATTATTAGTACCCCAAGCACTGGTTGCACTTACAGTAATGTCATTGGCAAATGGGTCTTGGAACATTCCACTTGTATTAATAAAACTGTTGCCACCTCCAGATGAAGTTATGTTGGTTTTACCACCAAAAGCATGAACCGCATTTGGTAAAGCATCAAAAGCATCTGTATAGTTAAAAGGTTGAGCACCTAATAATCTATTTAAATCATTGCTAGCAGTTGTTGACGCACAATAATCAACATTAGCATCTGGTTGAACAACCCATATTAATTCTTTGCATGGATGATTTAAATTTAATTTAATTTTGTTTGATGACGAACCGACTGACTCATCACCAGTGAACTGTAGCTGTTCAATTAAATATTCGTGTGGGTTTTGGGCCATGCGTCTGCGCTCGTCAGTATCTAAGAAAATGTAATCAACAAATAGCGAAGCAGCAGCTAGCGATTGTTTGTAAGCATTGGTAATTTTTGTACCAGTTCCATCAATATTACTTACCGCCCATAAGCATTCTTCAATATTGCGAATGTCTAAATTAATTTTTACTTCGTGGTATTGTAAAGCAATTAGCGGTAGAGCTAAACCGGGATTACGGCAATACCAGAACTGTAATGGAACATATAAAGTTGTTTCTGGTAGAGCATTGCGTGGAGCACATACTTGACGAATACCATCAGTAGAGCAAGGACCATCAACATTTGAAAAGAGTGGGTCACAAACATATGTTAATTGAGTAGTATTACCAATCATTTTATAGTATCCACGCTCTTGTTCTTTTGATAGAGTTAATTGGCACCAGATGTGCATCCAGTCACCATATTGACGGTCAATACGCTGGCCACCAATTTCAACTTCTACTTGTGAAATTAATTGCTCACCTGGGAAGTCTAACCATCTAGCATATACATTGCCACTGCCTAACGATTGACCAATTTCAGGAAGAGTAATTTGTAAATAGGTGCGGTAAGCTAAATCACCATTGCGTGAAATAGTGCATGTTACACGGCGACCGAAATCGGCTTGACCATTGAAAGTTTGTTCAATTGATTCCATCGCGAAGTTGGTATGACGACGGTAAGTTACTTTCCAAAAGGTAATTTGAGGATTACCTGTTAAATAAACATCTTGAGCGCCATAGGCGACTAATTGCATTAATCCACCAGCCATTTTTTTATAATATTCCTAAAGAAAAAAATTTTTTATAATTTAATTTAATTAATTAATTAATTAATTAAATAATAAAAAGTTATTAAAGTATTAAATAATTAAATTAATTAAATAATAAATAATTAAACATTATTATTATATAAATTTTTATTATATTAAAAATATAGTCTCTAATCAATGAAAAAAATTAATACAATTAAAACAACATTGGATAGCAAACATAATGAAATAATAAAATCTTTTAAATATAATGAAGAAGTGGTTATTCCTAAATATTTAAAACAAATTGAAAAACTAGAATTAATGTTAAATAAATCAAAAAAAAAACTGGAAATATTAGAGAATATTGCTAAGTATAAAAATATTATAAAATCTCTCAGAACTAAAGAAAAAAATTATTATTTAAATAACTCTAAATATATATTTGATTATTTTGAAAATAAAAAGAATATATCTACTTGTGAAACATTTGAAAATTCAGATAAAAATAATATAGTAAAACAATTCTTTTCATTAAATGTTTTAGATCAATCAAATAATTCTATAAATAATGAAACAATTAATGCTAAAATACAAGACGAAAATTTTATTAAAATAGGCAATAATAATTTTATTGATAAATATTTTAATAATATTGATTCTAAATATTTAAATTATGACAAATTTATTTATCCATCAGATATATGTAGTGTATGTAAAAGAGGAGAAATGGTTTATGTTGAAAGTGAAGGAATGTCTATATGCAGTAATTGTTCAAATAGCATTAAATATTTAATTGAAATAGATAAACCATCTTATAAAGAACCACCAAAAGAAGTATGCTTCTATGCTTATAAAAGAATAAATCATTTAAAAGAAATATTAGCACAATTTCAAGCAAAAGAAAGCACAAATATACCAGATGAGGTATTTGAAAATATTAAAAATCAAATCAAAAAAGAGCGCATAAGTCTTAACGAATTAACAAATAAGAAAACCAAAGAAATATTGAAAAATTTAGGATACAATAAATATTACGAACATATTCCATTTATAAAAGACAAATTAGGAATAAGACCCCCAATAATGAGTGCCGAACTTGAAGAAACATTATGTAATTTATTTATGGAATTACAAAAACCATATTCTAAATATTGTCCTAAAGATAGAGTAAATTTTTTAAACTATTATTATACATTATATAAATTATGTGAATTGTTAAATGAACGCAGTTTTTTACCCTATTTTCCTATGTTAAAAGATCGTGAAAAACGCATAGAGCAAGACCAAATATGGAAGAAAATTTGTGAAGATTTAGGGTGGAAATTTATTCCTATACCTTGAAAAAGTATGTATTATTACAATAATACAGAGTTTTGCTATTATAATTTCGTTTTTTTATACATTTTTTTATATTTATTATAAATATAAAAAAATGTCTACTACATCCAATGTAGAAAATGATATATGTAATAATGAAATTGTTGTTCCAAGTTCTAGTAAATTTGCTGTAGGTCAAAAAGTTATACGAATGCATGAAAATAAAGAGGCTACAATATTAGCTATTGAATTGCAAGCTAATAATATTGG